AAGACGCCAGCTAAAATCATTTTAGATGCGATTTCGATAAGGGGGTTTAATTGTTCTAAGATTGTTTGGGCTGTATTTGGCATGAGATTAAAATTTGAAGTGATTAAAAATTGTGTTGCGCTTGATTGCAATGCAAAGGTACGCCTTTTGTTTTAATCTGCAAACATTTCACACGATTTCTTTGAATTATTTTTGCACCAATATAAAAAGCCTTGCGTTTATTAGGCTGCAAGGCTTTTAGTTGCGTAATAATTACGGCTTAATAAACACTTTTTGCACTTGATAAGTACCACTTGGTAGCGACTCAATAGCCTTTACAGCATCAGGGTAAGTTGCAAACTCTTGAATTTTGAGCTTTAAATTACCCTGTGAATCAAACTCCGCAATTTTGAAAACTTCCTGCATGATTGTTTTATTTAGATTGTGATTGAAATGTGTTTATATCTAGGCTGCCTTGGCAGTAATTATCTGAATCACGATTATCAAAGCCTTGATAAATATCATCTGAGTCAAATTTAAGCGTATCACCTAAGCATAATTCATTTACTTTTACCCATTCACCGCCGTACTTATCTGCAAGTAACTTAGGTGTATTATTTTGTGACGGGTGCAAAAATACTACTATGCGCTCTTTTGTGCCAAACTTTGCGTATATGGATATTCCTTTATTCATACTGTTGATTTAAGCGGTTAAATAATAAATGCATAGCCCGACTACTGAAAGGGCTAATCCTGTAAAGCTCCAAACTATTAGATTAGCCTCGAATTGACTAAACGTTGGCACTCTGTGGGTCTTAAAGTTTCTCATTTTTTACGGCGTTTAGGAAATTGGTTATACCATTTTTGATTACCATTTCGGCGAACCTCTAACGATTCATTTTCGAGCTTTACCGCTGTTAATGTAAGTTTTTCTACTGACTTACCAAAACCCTCAAAAATGGTTTTAAGTGTGCTTAAACCATGCTTACTAATAATTTCGCCAGAGCCTTTATTTTGATAAACTTGCAGTAAATCTAAGCCACTAAAAGACTTGCCAGTTACTATGCTTACATTTTCGGCTTCTTTAATTAACCAGTCCGCTAGTATTTCAGCGTTCGATTCATAGCCTAAGCCTATTAATTGCACTTCAATGGTCTTTTTTTCAGCTTCATATTTTAATATTTCGTTCTGCGCAAACTGACTTAAACCAGTCACGCCAACTCCAAAAGGGCTACCAATTACTAAGGCTTGTATTTTATTTTTCATTACTTCGCATATTGAGGGTTAAATAATAGAAAACCTTGCTTGGCTATGTCCTTAGCTGCTTGTTTGTCGCAACACCCGATAGAATGAAACTTGATAGTATATTCCTTGAATCGCTCCAAGCTGTCGGGAAACTTGCACATGAAGTTCATTACATTAGCTTCGTTTTTCTCGAAAACATATTCAGGCAAGGCACACCATATCGAACTGTCGCCACGCTGTACTTTATAAAGTGGAATTATCCACTCTTGGAGCTGCTGTTTAGGCTGTGACGGCTTTTTGTGGTGCAAGCTGCAAAATCCTATACTAAATAGGAAAATAGCTAATAGGGCGGAAATGTAGGCTTTTCTCATGTTACGAAGTTTGCACTAGCTCAAACTTTATGCCGAGCTTGTTTGTGTAAGATAAAAGTGAGTTCACGCTACAAAAACGCCCTTTTAGCACGTTTGCAATTTGTGAGCGACTTACTCCGATTGTTTGAGCTAACGAGGCTTGTGTTAGTTTATTCTGTGATTTGTGCGCTAAAATAGCGTCTATCAATTTCTGTTTTCGTTCGGTCATTATAGGTTATATTTTTGTTTGAATGATTGCAGCTTAGATTCTGCCGCTTTGATTTTGTTTTGAAGCTCTGATACTTTGAAGTTATGAAATACTTCTATCTGCTTTACTGCTCCATCTCTCGTGAGATGTACACTAGACTTATACCATGATTCGTATTTATCCGTTACTTTATTGTGCGTGTAGTAATGCGTTTCGGATTCTTTTAAGACATTCAACTCTCTAATTAGATAGTTTGAGATATTTGCGACATATACAAGTTTAGGCATAATTTGTAAAAGTGCCCCATTTAAGGGGCTTTGATGTGATTAGATTAGAGTTGCCTTGTATTCAGCTAGCGGCGTTCCGATTTGCTTTGCTTTTAAAGCTTCGATTTCTCTATTGATTACGCTTACTTCTTTTTGTTTTTCATCAATTTCAAGGCGCAAAGAGTTATTTGCTTCGTTGTAAATAAGGTAATCACTTTCGTAATACTTAGAAAGCTGCTCTTTTTCGCCTTTGCTGTTCTCGTAGATAAGGATACCGTCTTTGCGTATGCCAACAACTTTAAGTTTAGCTTCTTTGCCAAAAGCAGACTTTAATTTATTTTCAATCCAAAAAGGCTTAAAGTCTTTATTCTCTTTGATAAAGTCATCAATAGCCTTTTTAATTGCTGCAAAGCTCTTAGAACTCGATTCGGTATCATACCGCTCCGATAAATACCAAAACTTTTCATTTGCGGGGTCAAAGCTTATTTCAAAGCCTCGATATGTTTCTATTAGTACTCTCATTGTATTGGTTTTTAGGTGGTTATCAAAAAGGAAGGTCGTCGTCTATTGGCGTAACTTGCGCCGTTTCATGCGGCAAGTCTGCAACCTTAGTCATAGGCTTACCGCTTTGCGCTTTTGGTGCGCTTTGTTCGCCTGTGATTTTCAAAGCCTGTAATGCAACGAAGCAGTCCGTTTGACCGTTTTTATTTACGTAGGTGTTTTTACTGCCCTTTACGTCATACGTAACTGTAACCTCACTACCTACTGCAAAGCTATTGACTAGCCCGCAACGCTCTTGCGTAAATTCAAGCTTTACGAACGGCGTATATTGGTCGTCCGTTTCGATAATAATTGCACGTTTAGAGAATTTTTCTGTTACGTCCTCTTGTGCTCCGATGTAGTGAATTCTGCCTTTGATTTGATTACTCATAATGTTTTTAGATTGTAAATTTAGGGAATAAAGTTTGGTTTGCTTTTAAGTCGATGCGTCCGTCTAATGTGTAGTGGATAAAGCGACCATCCGCAAGTTGCACCAATATACTAAGCATTGTATCTGTATCGGGATTTACAGCGTAAACTACACCGCTCCCATAAATATCACATTCCACTTCAAGCCCTTCGGTAAAGGGAATGTTTAGGAGTTTAAGGGTTGGATTTGAACTTAGTAAATATCTACCTTCTTTTGTAAAGTCGTAATTCGAGCCGCCATCAAGTGAAAGTTTTATTGGGAATGATATATTACCTTTACGTATATGGCTAATATGCCCACTTCCTAAAAAAGTGCACTTCATACGCATACCAGCCTCTAATTTAATTTTGCTCATTTGATTTGATTTTATTATGATAAAAATGGTTTATTGATTATGTAAATGCGCCCTAATCGCTTACGTAGTAAAAGCCTTGCAGTCTTTAAGTTTACCGATATTATATTAGCTTCCGATTTTATACCGTTACGATAGTCGTGCAAAGTAGCATAGTATTCTATTTTGAAATTCCGCTTACTCGCTATCTTGATACGGTATTGAGTATCTCGAATACTTTGCTGAATTAACCTAGCTCTAAACTCCTCACGCTTATAAAAGTCGCTATTGGGTTCAGTCTTTTTAATAAAAGCTACCCATTTTTTACCAACTTCAAGCATCTTTTTTAGGTGTTTTAGATTGCTTTCTAGTGCGCTTAATTTGTGGTTCATAAGCTACAATTTAAGCATTGGTAAAAGGATTTTTTCGATATACTCCCGACACTCAATAACACGCTTGTCTATTGCAGCGTTCAGTTCTGCATCGTAAGTAAATTCAAAGCGTTTGATACGATACTTAGGCGGTGTAAGTTTAGGGTTACTTATACGGTCGTTCTCATCTGTAAGCCTTTGAAAAATATCGTTGTATTTGTCTTGATAATCCACACTATCAGGATTGTGCGTATAACGTGCTTTTTGGTGTGCAAGTCCAATAAGCACCTCTTCGGGCGTTGGCATTAGTATATAATTAACGCCGCCTTTTTTCTTTTTCCAAAGGTGCATATATCTTTGAATTTGGTACTCGTAGCCATCATCAGGTAGCTCGTCTTCAAGTAATGGGAATGTTTCAGAACTAAACGAAGCTTTTGCATCTTCAATGCTTTCACTTAATTCTACATCGCACTCGCCTTCTGAATACTCGTCAGACTTACGCTCTGTATTTTTTTTAGCTCCAAACTCGCCCCAAAGATGCAAGTTTGCGTAATTAATAGCATCTTCCTCTACGGCATTGCCCTTGTAGGTCTGCTTTGAAGTGAAGTCGTATCTCGCATCGTACACTTGCTCTTTAAGCCATTGTTTAAGATAAGTCTTGCAAGTCTCTGAAAGATTAGGCACGCCAGGTAAATTATTAAGCTCGTCAAGCTGTGAATTTAGCTTTTTGATTTTTTCGGCTTTATCTGCTTTTGATTTTAAGCCTTCTTTCAGTGCGTCATGTTCGGCTTGTAGCTTACTGATACTTGCTTTTACTTCCGCTATTTTTTCGGCTTTGCTTTTACTTCGGCTATCAGTCATAATTTTACTGATAGCCGAACAGCGTATTTTGAATTTTTTAATCTCAATCATTAGTCAAGTGTATTTCAGTGCCTACGATTTGCGCTAAAAAATCGTGCATTTCAGGCGTGATTGTAAAATCTTTGCTTAGTGTGTCAATAACGTGCTTTAAACCCTTATCAGACTTTTTAATACCTTGAATATACCCATCGTACTTTTCAAAGCTTTCGTCAAAAGACGGTTTAGTTTGCACTTTTGGCGCACTTGTACGAACTCGCAAACAATCTACAACCTCGCCAGCCATTTTAGTAGTTGTTGCATAGATTTCGATTGTAACGCCTTGCCAATCCTCAATGTATGGCGATTTTGCTACTGCTGCGATTGCTTTTGAGTTGGTAGCGTTTAAGATAAGCGGCTTTTGTCCTTCGAGATAGCACACTTTACACTCTTCCTTTTTACCGTTACCACCTGTCACGTTTTCAAGTCTTACGTGCTTGATTTTGGCTATAATTGGTTTAGGATTTTTTGAGCCGTCTAGTATAGAGTAGGCTCCGAGATAATCGGGATTATCTAATTTTCTCCAGTGAGTTTTTTGTTCTGACATGATTTGAATTTGATTTTATTGGTTATAAAATTATTGAGGTCGTTGCTCATCTGATTTGAGCGGAATTAAGCGGGTTTGGAAAAACATATAAGGCTTCCCGAATTTAGCCTTAAAAACCGATTCGGCATCGTCAAAGCTTGTAGCCTCAACTGTTGCGGTTTTGAGGTACTCGATACCCTTTTTAAAGTCAGATAGGGTAGAGTAGTAGTGTAGTTCGTATTTACGGGGCATGGTTTAGTCTTTTGCTTGTTCTGATTCGAGATTGTAACGGATTTCATTTGCCTTAGCAAGCGCATCTTTTGAAAGTTGTTCAAGTGCCCAAACGACCTCGATATTACTTTTGAGGTTTGATGCAAAATTAAGATTCGAGATTAGCGTGTTAATCGCTACCATTGTATCGTGGTTCATAACTGTTTTGATTTGAATTTGATTAGATGATTTGAATACGCTGCAAAGTTACAAACTTTGTTTTAATTCGCAAACATTACAGCGTTTATTTTTGGATTATTTTTTTGAACAGTCTAGTCTGTGATATTGAAATGTTTTTTAAATTCCCATATCGAACTAATACCGCTATTTAGAATATCTTTCAAAGTGACATCGGATAGTAGTTCATTCATTGGCATAATTGTATCAGCTCGACTGAATACATTTTGACCGCTTTGGAATGGTGCAAAACTGGAATTAATAAAGATGTTAGTATCTATGCAAGCTCGCTTGATAGCTTCGACATCTTTGTAAGTTATAGTGTCAATAGTTTTATCGGCTATAATTTGGCGTATTTCATCCGTTATAGCTATTAATACTAGGTTTCTGTGGTCTCTATTTGAGTCTTTAAACTCAATTAAAAAGTAGTCGCTTTGACTGCTTAGTAAGGTTTCTAACACTTGGCTTGTCATGGCTTTTTATTTTTGGGGTTTGTATTTAAATGAGTGCGTGAACAAAACAGATATGCCGCTTTTTGTAAATTGTAATATACGGCGGTAAGCTTTATTTGTGAGTAGTCGTACCTCTAAATAAGGTTTTTTACTGATTAATAAAGGTCGGCTATCTATTACTTTAATTTCGTAGTATGCGCCCCTATTGTCATAAATTGCACCTATACCATCATTGATTGGCTGATAATTAATAAACGTTATCCAGTTTCCAGTTTCATGCTTCCGTCTCATGGCTTTTATTTTTGGCGTTCTAAAATTGCGGCTTTGATTGTATCGCTTTCGCTTTCGTAGGCTGCAGGGTTAATGTCTGTATCATGTTCTAAATAGATAGCGTCCTCGTGTGCTTCATAAAGCGTGATTAAGGCGTCATCTAAATTTTGCGCTTGTGTATCAAAATGCTTTTCGATTTCGTCACTAGCGGAGTAGAATTTGATTGAAAAATTGTGTGTCATGGGTTAGTTGGGGTTAATGGTTAATTGAATTTTATATTGCTTTATTGTGTAAAAAGTTTTCAGCCCTTATTGCTGCCATCTCTACAATATTTTCAGCGGCTGCAAATGGGAAGCCCTTATTTGTAAAGTGTAATATTGCGTTCTTTTTCAAGACGCCAGCTAAAATCATTTTAGATGCGATTTCGATAAGGGGGTTTAATTGTTCTAAGATTGTTTGGGCTGTATTTGGCATGAGATTAAAATTTGAAGTGATTAAAAATTGTGTTGCGCTTGATTGCGTTGCAAAGGTACGCCTTTTGTTTTAATCTGCAAACATTTTGGCATCTTTTTTCAAATTATTTTTACAGCGAAAAATTACGATACTGTTTTTCAATGCGTTACAACAAAAATAAAATTATTTCAATGATATATTTTTTATATCAAATTATAGGCGTATCTTTGCGGGGCAATATTGCAATTAGTAAATCACTTTAATTTACCATGAATAGAAATAGATTTGTAACTGAAACACCTGAAATGACAGCGGCTTTAAAGGCTTGGTGCATTAAGCACGGTGTATCTTTTTCAGTGAATGAAACTGCTGTAATTACTTCTGCGATGCAAGAGCATGCAGATAATCAAGTAAAAAAGAAAATTGCAGGGCATTTAGATATTAACGCCGACTGCAAAGAAGACTTAGCCTTTTCTACTGACTTAGAGATAGGTAATACTTGCCAAGACTGCGAATTTTTAATTACCGACTTTGGTAGTGTTGATGGCTCGACAGACTTACATGAGATTCAAAAATGTAGCCTAGGCTATTGGAAAGACGAAATTTAACCCGCAATATTGCAGAACCAAGCCAAACTAACTCATGTCAAAACAAATTAACCTTACCCTCGCATACGGACGCACATATAATAAGAAGCGGCTATTATATCTAAGGTGGTTTAGTGGCTTTAATTCTACTATATGGATTATTTGCAACCCTAAGAACCGAAAGTATAACAGTAGGCTGCGTAAGGCTAAAACATTTAATTCATTTTACATAAACCAACCACATGAATAATGACCAAAAACTAACAATCTCTCTGGCGCAATGGTGCGCTTATTTGCCGTATGGCATTGATATATTTTTAGATACTAAGGGCTGCCTTAGAGGTAAGTGCAAGGTAAGTATTGATAACTTCCATTTAGTTGTAGCTACGCCACTATATAAGCCACTTTTGCGCCCTGTGAACAAAGATAGCGAAGCGGATATAAATGAAATAATTGCAACGGTATCTGATAGTATTAGATACGGCTATGCAGCATTTTATGATACAGATGAAGAGTTCGACCCAATTGATGTATATTCGTACTATACTTATTTTGGGTATGAAAAATTACCCTACAATGTAGTTCAGGCTTTACTAGCTGCACACTACGATATCTTTAACCTAATCGGTCAGGGATTAGCCTTACCGATTGAATAAACCAATTACTAACAAGCCGAAAGGCGCAAAGAAATGAATATGGATATTTCTGCACAACATGACGCATATCTTGAATTTATTGATGAGATGATTGATCAATTCAAGGAAGAATTGAAACTAAGAGATTGTAATATAATCCCGCCTGATGATTACCACATAGAAAGCCTTTATAATAAAGGTAATAAATCTATCTCGCAGTTAGTTGATGATTATATTGCATCTATGAGAATTGAATAGCCCAAAACCAAAAACGCCCCACATCAAAAGAAGAGGGGCGTTTTATATTAGTTACTTGTAGTCTTCAATAACATAAGGTACTATCAAATTAGATAACTCTCGATTGCGTACTAGCATATCATTAAACGCCATTCTTTCGCCTTGTGTTGGCTTAAATGGGTTTTTGAACATAGTTACATAGCTTAGACCAAAATAATCAAATACAGCCGTCATAAGCTCAATAAATTGCATAGGCGGCGAAGTTTGGCAACCTTCTGAATAAGTGCCGTTATTACCCCCGCTGTGTATATTTATGCCTAAATAACCCTTTTCGACTAATCCACCGTCACGCAATACAGTTACAATCGCTGCACGCTGGCAAAGTGCTAAGTATTTACCGCTATGCCAGTCTAATTTGTGCGCATAATATACGCCAGTTTGTAGGGTTGCAATACCTTTTTGCTTAGCGGTTGCGGGTCTAAATAGTGACGGGTCTGTGTTCCAGTTGAAAACAATTAGCTGTTTGCGTCCGTCTTTGTAGTATATAGATAAGGCTGCGGCATCATCGTAGAAGTTGCGGTCAAATTGCGCCCCGCCTACTGCATCATCATAATAATCTCTAAGCCCTAATAAGACAATAGGGTACTTTATTCTATCTATACCACATTTATTCACTCTCTCGTCAAATAACTGTTGCGTGAGGTTTTGCGGTTTATTTTGCGGAATTGTTCTCATACGTTTGGATTTAAAACAAAAGCCTTTCAATACGACTGTAAAGAAAGGCTTTTAAGTGATATACATTATTACTCTGTTATAGAATACCGCAAAGATAGATAATTTTGCAATAGGTTATATATTTTGCATTGAAAAATACAAAAGCCTCCATGACTTTTCACAGAGGCTTTACAAAAAGTTTTTCCGTTTTGAATTTTGGCGATAAACGGGCTAATGCAGCGGCACAAAGATACGGCTTTTTATTTAATCGCAAACTTTTTGCAGTATTTTTTTCAAATAAAAAACCCGCCAGTTTAGAAAGCTAGCGGGTTTTTATAGTGTCGAATAGCCTTAGCGTACACTACCATAGTTCACCCTCGCAAGGGTTATATGTGGGGCGAAGCCCTTACAGAAGATGAGTTACTTTTAGTCTCTGGCAAATTGCTTATGGAGTACAACTACTGTTGGTTATATAACGCACCAAACCAAAAATAGTTCAATAGTGCGCTATTTCTTTTTGCGCTTAAAAAAGTTCGCAAAGAAATTACCAATATGCTGTAAGATTGTCAAGCCTTCCCCTACTGTTGTATTTTGGTTTACTTGCGCTACTTCTGCGACAAGCCCTAAGAACTGCAATAAGACAGTCCAGAAATTACCATCATTGTCTTTTACTATTGCCTTTTCGCCTTCGATATTTACTAAAGTGAATTGTGCGCCCTTATCGAAGGTTGTGAGGTCTGCACACCGTGGCGTGCTAGCACCTACTGAGATTAGCTGTGTTGATTGCAGCAGTTGTACTTTACTTCCTATTTTCATAAGATTATTAGTTTAAGCCTCTTAATTTGAGGCGGGTTTTAAATTCTTGGTTTTGTTCCATTAGATTCTCTTTCTCCTGTGTGCAATCAATAAACCTATCAACCGCCTCACGTGTGTAGCGTTCGCAGTTCGTAACCTTAACCTCCATCATTTTACAGATTGTATCTAGCTGAATGACCTTGTTATGGTACTTAATATTTTCAGCTGTAAGGTCTCTATTCCAGTCAATTAACATATAGAACATTAATGCTATAACAGGACTACCAAGCCAAGCCATTTTACCGCCCGACTTGCCAAGCGTATCTAGTATTTCCTTAGGTACTAACATATTTATGAAGTCGCTATTTTATCAAAAGTGAATGTTTCAAGAGTGCCGTTTATAGTTACGTCAATGCTACCAGTGAGTGCCTGACTAGGGTAAAGTATAGTTATAAAGACTAAATTAAACCCTTTGTTATCTTGAATACTAGCACTACCACCAGTATTATTAGTCATTGTTGTAACTAGCGAAGCTGTAACTGACGCCTCATTTAATGAGCTTTGTACATTACCCCATAAGCTATCTAAATCATATAAAGGCTTGGAGTTAGTATAAATTGTGCCATTAATCGTCATACTCTCAAAAATAGCTGTATTGGCTACATTCTCGTCTCCGTTGTAATTTATATTGCACAAATAAACGCCGTAATCGCTTGTGCTAGCGGCTACGGGAGTAAGAAAAAATCTAAGACGGTTTGCAAATCATAGGTCTTATTTGCACTATTACCAGTTCCAATAAATAGCGGACAAGCCTTGAATGATGCTTTTGTTATATTACCAACTGATAGTGTTATTCTTACATTCTGGAACTCATCGCCGTTATTGTCAATATCCGTGAATTTATCACCAATCTTAACGTCTAAGCGATTAAAGTCGGTTTTATCATAATAGTCTAATGTTTCTTGCGCTTCATCTGCAAAGCCCCATGTAACAACGCTACCATCACGTTTAAATAGATTCGGAGTTTTCATATCTTTATTTTAAATATTGGTTATCAATTTCATTCCATTTACCAGCCTTACACAAAGCCCTGCCAAGTGCAAAGTTTTTATCTATTGAGGTTATTGTCTCCAAAGGACAGCCGCAAAGCGTACAACCCTCGCACTTCATCAATGGTAAAGGCTCTACTATGCCCTTGTTTTCGCAGCCATTACAAATTGCAAGGCGTTGTTCTTTTAGTTCAGTAGGCACTAATTTAGAGCTATTTTTGAGCAAATTAATGACGCTATCTGTAATATACTTACCTAGTGACATATTAATAGAAGTTTATAGCGTTATTCTTTTTCTGCTTTAAGGCTAAACAGCCTGTATTTGAGGCGCAACCGTTACCACAGCCACATGAAGCGGGCTTGATTATCTTAGTCGCAAGTGTCCATTCTGTTTCATTTACCTTCATAAAATCCACCATGTTAGCGTAATTCGTTGCTATATCAGCATTAGTAGCACTTACTAGTCTATCTACTGACTTGCTAGATGCTGCGATAAAATCACTGCCTTGTTTAACTGTTAAGCCTTGCGCCGTCCATTGTGTTTCTCGGTATGCAGCAGTCGCATTTAAAACGGAATAGGCAATGTACGCCCCCATAAAGCCACTTAACCAAATGTCATTATATTTAGCTGTTGTAAATTTTGGCGCACGTTCCCAATAGTTTAGATTAGACGGCGTATTACTTGTTGTATTGGCTATACATACATAAACAAAGCCACTAAACATTACCAAGTCTCCTATTTCATAGCTTGCCGTACCTGAATAGCCCTGTGTGCCTGTATAATCAATTAAGTCGGCTAACATCGCAATATAAAGCTCTTTACCTATACACTCCCTAAACTCCTTAGTCTCGATACTAGCAATTTTTTTGATAGTACAAGCGGGTGTATAGTCGCTAATATCACATAGCTCAATAACCTCATACGGCTGCAGTAGTGTTTGGTATAGTGGCATTTTGAGTTTGATTTATTGCTGTCATTGATTTAACTAAACCTTCAATTTTATCGCTAAATTTTACTTGGTAGTTATTTAAAGTATCATCACTTATCGCTTGGCTTACATTGGCAAAAATTACAGACCAAAAGTCCGCCATCTTAGCCTGTTTAGGCTTAATTAGTGTTTCATTTACTGTAAGCATCTTATAGATAATCGTCTTATCACCCCCGATGCTAGATTTTGCGTGACTACCACCCACTAATTCTAACTGGTAGTTTTCAGACTTGATAATTTCGCTTTCTGCGGTACTCATTACGTGCGCTTCGTATGCACTATCTCTTACTAAGTCAAAGTTCAGCATTTCGGGCTTTTGTCCACCATGCGCATATTCTGAAACAATAATGCTTTTTGCCTTTTCGCCGCCGCCTTTTATAGTTGCCAATTGCATTAATAAGTTTGAGGCGTTCTGTTTTGAGATTTCCTCATTGCCATCGCCTGGGGGCATAGCCTCTACCAAAAGCATATAAGCCGCTACAAAGTCCTGAGAGCTAATTTTATTCACTTTTATAGCCATATTAGCCTCGATAAACTGCCAATACATTGAGCTTAGATTAGGTCGTCCGTAGTAGTCGCTATCGTCTTTGACTGTCTTTAAATGAAAGACTGTTTCTCTTACGCTCTTTTCAGGGCTTGAAAATTCGGGATAAATAGCGATGTTTTGCGGTGGGTACTTAGACCAATATTTTTTATCCCATTTGTCAGTAACTACTAAGCTAGTACTAAACAGGTCTTGTTTGATAGCAGCCTTTAAGGGGTGTATAACTGAAATATAAATCTTTGTAATACCTAGTACTGTCACTTCTTTATAGTGCAAATAAGCATTGCCGCATACTTCTAAATGACGCTCTAACTGCTGCGATGTAGCTATAATTTGCGGCGCACTTAGTCCAGCTTTCGCAAGTACTTCTACTATTTGCTTTAACTGCTCAATCTTAACGGTGTTGTCTATAACGTCCGTTGTATCAATACCCTCAAAAGTACGCCCTACAAATTTAATGTTGCCACCAAAAGCATAATCTATAATGCCATTGGTAACAGCCGCCTTTGTAGGGCTATACTGTGATAGGTCAAATAAGGTCTGTAGTATTCCATGACTTCCAAACTCACTAATGCCAAAATAAGGAATAATACCAAACTCCTTAGAGATTAGTTCAAAATCCTTACTCGATACTGTGTTCGGTATCGGGTAGTATAGTGTCGGCATTGGGGTCTGTCTCGTCATGTTCTGATACTACTTCCTTGTTCTTTTTTTGTTTGCTTTGCTTTGCCTTGTTTTCCACTAGGTCAAAAAAGAATATTGCACCACTATCGTATAACTCTTGATACTCGCTTTCGGTGCATTCCTTAATGATTTTAGGTAAGGCGGGCGGCGTTTGATGCAATGTAATATCGCCACCAATTGCCACCCGTTTACCGTTTAGTTCCTTATGTACTGGCAAAGACTTATATTTGTCTTTTACCTGTATCATATTAGTCTGGGATTGTACCTGTGTAAGTAATTGCGGGCTCTTTTGTTTTTACCACGTAGGTAAATGACATTGTATGTTTGCCGTTACGCTGATTCGATGCATCTGTAATTTCAGTAAACTTACCTTTTTCAAGCGGTTTAGATGCAAGACCTGCACTATCAGAGTAGTCTAAGCCGACTAAGACTTTACGACCATCGCCATAAACACAAATAAGAGCCAAGTCGCAGCAGTATGCAATTTTACGAGTAGCAGCTACAAGAGCAGCATCTACGCCTGTAATATTGATAGTCGCTGTTTGTGCCCAAGACTTATCTGCTTCGCTAAACTTTTGTTCAAATGCAGATGTATTTTGGTCAGCTTCCGCAACGCTAAACACGCCGCTAGTAGTAATATCGGTAAGTATCCAAGTAGCTGCGGTAAGGTCGGTAGTTGTTGCCACCTTATCAATTTCAGATACTTTGCCGATGTAAACTTCCACAATACCGCCCGTCTCATTACAAGCGGCGGACTGCAAAAGTGCGTTAATTTCGCAAGTTGGCATATTTTGTTAGATATTTAAAAAGCCCCCTCGATTGAGAGGGCTAAATGATTGAAATGTGATTGATTAAGCGGGTTTGATAAATGCTTGCATACCATACACTAAGTCATAGTCTGTCACATCTGCAACGACTAAGGATTTAGCGACTAAGGAGTAAGTACCAACTTTCTTATTGTCAGTCATACCTAAGTCTTGGATATTGATAGCCGCAGAACCTTGATTAATTGTATTAGTTGCAAAGTCATAAGCCTCGAACGGCATACGGCTGAACGACATACCTACTGATAAAACGCCCGTCAAAGTTAAGTAGCCAAAAGCTAACCAGCCTGTAAGCATCGAATCAAATACGTTTTGCTCGGTAACTGGAATAACCCAGACATTGTCGATTTTGTAAACCGACTGGCTTGTTTTCATTGGGTCAGCGTTAGGCAATTCTACACGGTGAATACGACCGCCACGGTTTTGGGCTGCTTCTGCACTAGCGGCATTGTAAGCACGAACTACAGCGTTATGCGTTTTGCCATCTACCCACCAAATTGCTTGACGCTCTACGCCGTCATTGGTATTCACGATACCCGCTTCCATGTAGGTTTTCAACAAATCTGGCGCACCTAACATCAAGTTGTCGAATAAGGTCAATACCTTAGTTGCATCAAAGTTTCCGTCCGTGTAATTGGCTACAACAAAACCACCTTGTGATTCATCTAACGCAACGTTAGACGCTGTTACTTGTGCGATTTTGTAAAGCAAACCTTGACAGCGGTCACGTTGTGCATTATAAGCCGTACGGCGGTTAGTATTTGCGCCTGTTGTGGTATTTGCATTCCAAATGTAGTTACCACTTGAAGTTGAACCTGCACCGTAAGAGCTACCAGCGATAGCCAAAGCCAATAACGACTTGTTATGCATTGCGATAGTTTGTGTTGCGATACGCTCTACAACTGTTGCCCATGCGCCGTAACTTTCACTACCTTGATTGTTAAGATAGTTCTTAGCAGCCATAAAGGCGGTACTCATTAAGTTAGTGTCGCAAACGTCCTCTGCCATTGCAACTTCGCAAGGCGTAAGTTCACGATTAGTTGAAGTAATTGCACCGCCGTCAGTAAGCGTACAGGCACTAGCTTTGAGCAAAAGACCACCTACATTAATAGTCGTAATGTTATAGGTGTTTTTGTTAGTCAAAGGCATGAAGTTATACACACCTAAACGAGCTTGTAATTGTGTGGTACGGTCAATTACGATATTTTGTAACGCAATCGCCTGTCCGTACGTTACCGCCACTTGGTTACTACCGTTCCAAGCTGGCGTAAATTGTTGGTTATTTTCTGGCATTGTTTATTATTTTTTTTGTGTTTATGTTTGGATTAGAAACCTTGCAATTTAGGCGGTGTAAAGCCTCCGTCTTGTTGCTCTATGTTTAAAGCAGGGATTTTGCTATTTGATTTCGGCTTGTTAGTTGCGCCCGCTTTGATGTCGTGTAACTCGGTTACAAGTGCGCTTACCTTTGTATCGGATTCCGCTTTTGCAGCCTCCAAAGCCTCAATTTTTTGCGTCAATTCCGATGCGTCAAAAGCTTGCGGCGTTTCTTTGCTTTCGAGGGCTTTAATGCGGTCTTCAAATTTTGTCGCTACTGCGCTTACTTGTTCGTTTACAAGTGTTGCAAAGGCTTCGTTAAATTCCGCTTCTGCTTTCTCGTCAATTTGCGTAAGGTCGGCACTTGGTGCAGCCTTAGCGAATAATTTTTTGAAAAAACTCATACTTATTCTGTTTGATTGTTATTTACTAAGATTGTTTACTATTTCATCTATATTCATGTAGCCGTCAGCTAATCCGTTAGCTATTGCCTCACTCGCTATAAATACACCTCCATTTTGGTATTCTGTACCAACTAATTTGCCGCTACGCCCTTGTTCAACTTGATTAATAAAGATAGTCGCTAGTTTACTAATACGCTCTTGAATTTTTGCAAAGTCACTTTCGGATAAAGGCTTATTATCTGCTCCGATAATCTTTTCGGTACTCTGTAAAGCAGGGATATAAGTAATCTTTTTACCTATACTTTCATAGTAACCACTATTATCAACGTGGCAAGTATAAACGCCAATACTACCAAGTGAGGTTGTTTCAGTCGCTACATAAATACTATCACATTGCGACAATATCCAATAGCAAGCAGATGCAGCCATGTTAGTTACAAAGCCAATAATAGGCTTTTGAATATCTCGAACTAAGTTAGCGACCATTTGAGTATTATCTACATCACCACCGCAACTGTTAGCCTCAATGATAATAGCTTTGATACGTGGGTCATTTGCCACTTCCGCAAGTTCATGGTAAAACTCTTCTAAATCCGTACCGCCGCCATAATTTACCGCAAACCAGTCGTAAAGGTCGTCCGTATTAGCTACAAGCGTTCCTTTAAGCTCCATTACCGCAATACCATAACCCTCGCTGCTCACACCGTTACCATTAGTAGGTTCAACTGGTGTAGTATTTAGCGGTATAATGTCCACTAATCCACCCGCTTTTACCTTATTTGTATTATTACCTAGACGTGCTTTAAGGGCAAGTTCTTTGTCAAAACTAGCTCTGTCCTTGAAAGCGTTTATTGTCGATGCGTATATTTTCATAGTGTCTTTAAATTATACCACAAAGTAACGTACTTTTCTAACATTATGTAAAGTCAAACCTTTGAAAGTGTAGCCAATTTGGTACTCTTTTTATTTAGACTAGATACAAATAGAAAATAATTTAAAAATAAACGTGAAAATGTTTGCAGAATAAAACAATTAGATAGATATTTGCAGCGTATTAATCACTAATCAAATTCAATAACAGCCTAACGGCACAAATTTCAATTTTATGAATCTTCAAGAATTTATCAAAGTAACTTTTAAAGAGCAACACGGTCTTTGCTTCCGCCCTAGAATAGTATGTAATGACGGCTTCTCTATGTCTGTACAAGGTTCGAGCGGGCACTACTGCACACCAAGAGTAACGCAAGACGAGTACTCAGAATTAGAAATCGGCTACCCCTAGCGACTTTGAGCGTTCAATTAATAGCTATGCGGAACAAAGAGATACTATTAATACTGTTTTTGCCTATGTTCCTTGTTATATTATTCAGCAAATTATAGACAAGCACGGCGGTATAAATGTAGATTTATCAAAATAGCCTGTCAAGTTTTATTTACTCATTCCAAATTCAGTTACTACCAATGAAAAGCATTATCTTCAAATTAGCGCACTTTTTACGCGCATTCAAATTATCACTTAGTCAAGCCTTAAAAATGGCTTGGTCTATCGTAACCAAAAAGCCGACTATCGAAGTAATCTTCCGCAAAGAAGATGAAACGGTACGCCCCGCAACCGCTACAATTACAAGTGTAGCTATCAACAAGGCTGGCGAGCTTTACGCAAAGTTTACGGAGGTTGTGGAATGTGTTTTGCAATACCGTTCTTTTAATTTTTCACGCTTAATTCAAATCGTATTTTAGAAAATGAAGCCATATAGTCAAAAGCATAAATCTGCTAGCTTAGGGAATTTGCCTAAGTCGGGCAAAGGTAGTAACAAAACCCGCCGTCAGTTTAAGAGGTATTTTAAAAAATCCCTGCGGCGCAATACTAAGATTCAAATACAATTTGAGCTAATTCAATAATTTAATCACATTTTAAATCAATAACCAATGGAAATTTATTTCAAAGAAGGCGACCTAGTGAGTTGCCAAGGATTAGGTAACGGAGTAGTTACTAAGATAGAAGGTAATAAGGAGTATTACCCATTATTAGCCAAGTTTAGCGGCATGGAGCGTTCTTTTACAATAGACGGCAGAATCTATTTAGAAGACCTCTATCCGTCATTATTTCAAGGTCACAACCGCTTCGACCCAAGCCCGAACAAGCCGATTTTTGAGCCGAAGCAAGGGGAATTAGTTTGGGCTAAGGTAAAGGGGACTTGGGTTGCATTAAAGTACTTTACAATAGATACGTTTCATTTGGTGCGCATTGTATCACTTCCAAATGGTGATAATATTCAAGCCTCCGAAATACGCCCATTCAAAGGCGAAATTCCTAACGATTAAAACGCAAGGTAATGGCAACACTAAATGAAAAAATTCGTACTATTATTAGAAACGTAATAGTTTATGGCATTGATGCTGATACTGCTGAAACGCAAATCTTTGACCTATTAGAGTTTGAAATAGACAAAGCGAAGGGAGATGTAGTAAATGCCTTCAAAGACTTGCCTACTGAATGCATACACGACTGCGATGATACAAAGTTTTGCGAAAGTCGGCTTTATAATCACAAACGATGCAAGGAATGTTTCAGAATAGACTAATCAATTTTTAACCGCCGAAAGGCACAAATAAAGTAGTATGATAGGCAGAAAGGTAAAATACGAAAATCGCAACCAAGTCCAGTGCATAGGCGTAATCTTAGATAAAGTAAAATCAAGCGCAAAAAGAATTACGCAAGTAGTTGATAGCGGAAAGGTATTTGAAGTAAAAACCTCGCTAGTTATTGACCACTATGTAATCAGACCAGAATTTGGTGGTGAAATTTCCCTAGTGGAATGTATAGACATATTAGAAGTGCTTTAAAAAACAAAAGCCGCTACTTTAATTAGTAGCGGCTTTTTTGTTGCGTGTAATCCAATGTTGAGCTTGTGACTTAGTGCAGCCGTATTTGACTGCTAACGAAGCATAAGACCCCCCGCTTGTATCAGTTAGGACTAAGGTCTTTTTAATCACACCCTCGTCTATATGGCTTACAAATTCAAGCTCTAAACTAGATAGCTCTGTATTGTTACGGGCTGTCATTCGATTATAGAAGACTAATGCGTTTTTTATTTGTTGTGCTGTCATTGAGGAGGATTGTAGTTGTGATGAATAAGGAAGCGTAACCATTGAGCAAAAGCATCTATTTGCATACCGCCGCAACATGATTGCTCAATGATAATTTGCAGCGGGCGCACATATTGGAATAGACTTAGACTGTTCTTTGTAGTCTCGTAATCTGCAAGCAGTCGTTCAATATCTGCCTTTTGCCCTGGGGATAAGTCTTGAATCTTTCTGAAATTTAGCATCGTGGAATGTAAGGTCTAAGCGTTACGGGTGTATATTTTACTTTCGAAAGTGAAAAGTCTTTTACCATAACGACTTTACATAATACTTGGTTTAGATTAGACTTAACTACAACTAATCTAGTAAAGTCGTAATTCAAAAAATCCTCACGACTTAGTAGAATTGGCTTATCAAATTCGGCACTCTCTATCTTTTCTAAGGCTATCTTTTCAATAAATACCGTAAAAAGATTCTCTGGTAGCTTGTCGAAAGTCAAGTTCTTATCAAAGGTAAACGGCGTTACAACTTCCGTATCTAAGTCAATTTGAAGTAAGCCTTTCGGATAGTACATTGTGCAGAAGCTAAAAAAAGCATTATCTAATGCCGTAGTACTATCAATCTCACTAAGGTAGCGAATTAGTTTAGCCTGTGAACTAAGCCCAACCAAAAGGAATATCCTATGTCCTAAATTATACGATTTCTTGTTATCTTGATTATCTAAGAGTATTGGTAAGTCGGGCATATAGTTTAAGTTCGCATCAAAGTAGTATTTATCAGTTGTGCTAGGTTCAAATAGTTTATTTTCGTACTGTAAAGACTCCGTACCACTACCATTTACCAACTCATAATAGCTGTAAAGTTCAGGGTCTGGATTAATTACCTCCATCACATACTTGTCACTCGCATTTTTCCATGCTGCTGTAATGTCCTTAACCGACTTATTTTCTTTTGGGAAGCGAATATCTAACTGTGTAGGGTCGCATTTATCTGACCAATCAAGCGGGGGCAAACTGGGGCTAATAAGTGGCGTGTAATTTTCTCCAAATACGGACGTGTTTACTTCGGGATAGATACCTATAACACCCGTTGCTCGATTGATTGTATAGTTCAACTGGAATGCATCGCTTATACCTTTGATATAGTCGTAAACTGTAGTATCTTGATTCAAAGCCTCACGCAAGGTAAATACTTCGCCTTCGTATGGTGTTGTATCTCTGACGGGTGTCATTGAAAATGTCGTGCTATATGTTGCCACATCATAACCTACTGCGCCAATACTGCCAATGCCTACACACTCAATATATAATCCCTCGTCAGGTTTCATATCTACCAATCCCTCAAATATAAATTGGTATATATTATCAGGCGGTGTAAAGAAGTTTTTAGTTTCAGTATGTATAACTTCGCCCGTATTCTTTTTGATATTAAATGTAACGTCAATAGATGCGTAAGTGCCAGCACCAAAATATAAAGTCGTAATATTTACTGTCGCTCTTACATCATAAATTCCATGTCTATTATAAGAACTTGTACCAGCATCAGCAGAAGGGATAACTTGATAGTTATTATCAGGGTCAGTAATAATATCGGGGTGGTACATTTTTATAGTAAAGGCACTACTCCCATCTAAGTCTATTAAATCACTCTCACGCTTAAAGCCTCGTTTGTATGCAAGGAATTGGTCGTAATCAGGGCGTAAGTTATAGGTTATAAGCTTCTTAAAAAAGTCCGTTTCTAAAAAAGAACCTTCCAAGCGATAACCACAAAACGCCTCTTTGAATACTGCTAATGCAAAAAGATTCGGACGGAACTCTACGGCGTGAATTGGTAGAGTTACGCTATCAATATCCAAATAGTAAAAATGCCCGTAGTTTTGAGGCGGTAAGCAAAATGCGCTACTGCTATCATAAGCCATCATAAAGCGATAGATATTAAATATATCATCTCGGTCTAAAATAACCTCATAACGCCCCATTAGGTCGCATAGCTTGGTATTTTTCATGCTATTTACTATGTCGTCATTTGAGTAGGATAGCGCAAAGTTATATTTTTTATTTCCCTTAGAAAACCCCTCTACTTGAATACTCTCTTGCGGTAAAGTTACCCCACCGTTTTCGACAAGTACCCTTACGCCTTCCGTATAATCTGCATTAAGAAAGTTTACATCATTATATAGCGCAAATATGTAGTCATTCTTAGGTGTACTTGGTAGGTCGCCTTGCATAACAGCCAACTCTGTAAAGCCTTCTAACTTTGTGCGTGTCGGTGCGTTCCACAAGCTAAGGTCAAAGTCAATAGGCAAATCTAAATAAACCCTGCCACTATCGAAATAGTGAGAGGGTATATTAGCGGGAGGTTGTTTAAGGTATATTTTATAGCTTGACATAATGATAGACAAGTTGAGAGCAAATATTGTTGCCTCGTTTCATATAAAGCGTGTCGTGATTAAACCCAAACGGGATAATATCCGATACGCTCGAAGTAGTTGGGCAAAGCGTAATAACGTTATTACTAACGGCATACTCAAATGCACGGCTCGTATTGTTATTAAACAAATCTAATCCTGTACCGTCTTCTTTAAACTCAATACCGCTAAATGAGTGGTAAATAAATGAATCGGTATTAGTGCCGCAATTAGCCCATACTAAACGATATTTACCTATTAAACGCTGTGACGGCGTTAGAGTTTCTTTTGGCGTACAAGCGTAAAACAGTACGCTAATTAGACTAAGACTAAATAAAAACTGCTTCATTTTGCGGGTGTGATTTGAATTGTTGATTGAATCTAATTGTAAAGGTAAGCTTCGGACGCTTACCAATTTCCTGCGGTACAAAGGTAATGTTTTCTGGGATAACTTTCAGATAAGCGTATGAATCTGCCGCATCAATAAATTGTTTCATGTAAAAGCTTTGTGACCTTTGAAATTGTGCGATATATTCCAACTCGTCCGCCGTGTCAGTATCTACCCATTTCTCAAAGGTGAATACGCTTTCAGTTTCTTTATTTACAATACTTCGACCGCCTTTGATTAGGCTTGTTACCGTGCAACCTATTTGACCTTGGATAGTCTCACTTGCTACTGGAATTTCGTGCTTTACAGCTTTGTCCATTAACATGGTTTCATAACCCCCTAGGTCGGTACAAAAAATAAACTCCCCTTCGATGCAGCCACAGCTCACGACATTTATACGGACGGCGTGTAAAACCTCGCTGCCATCACTATTCATATAGTTCAGGACATAATAAGCGCAATTAGACGGGATAGTTTGACCAAAGCACCCGACATTCATATAGGTAGGTATTGCACCCTCTGAACCGTAAAACTGTGAACTTGATTCAAGGGCTGCGCCGCTAGCATCATAATAAACTATTTCTAACGAGCTATACTCGCATAAGCTCCAAACAAACATATTTGAGCTGCGGCAAAGCGTGTAGGTATTTTTGATTAGTAGGGGTTTATTACCATAGATATAATCATTAATCAAGTTTACATCTGGATTTATTATGTCTTGAAACAACATATTATAAACCCAAGTATTATTCCCATTACTAAAAAATCTATCTATTTTATCGCAGCTATCAAGATAGCGTAATCCTGCACGCATATATATGAGCTTGCGGAAATAATCATCATTTATAGCAGTAAATATAGGGCTATAAACGCTAGGCAATGTAGTTTTTACAATATCTCTAATCTCATCAGAAATATTTATAATTTGAGGCTGCACATTGAACTCACTAGGTACTACTAATCTATCTTCAACTAGTAATAAAGGTAATATCTTATCTGATACTAGCTTAGTATCAGGTAAACTTAAAGCAGATTTATTTTCATAAACCGACCAAATATAAGACATACTTTTCAAGTCTTCTCGATTAGTACCATTACTTAAATAAAAAGATATTTCACTAATACTGCCGTTGTCAAATTGCCAGTTTGATTGTTGCCCTACTTGGTTATAGGTTACTGTTACGACGTTACCAAATTGAACAATCGTAACAATAGACGGGTCAAAAAATAAGGTCGCTCTAAGGGTATTATAAAGCCATGTAGCCCGCTGCATATCCGTTAAGCCGTCAAACTTTATAGAATAGCCATCTGCAACCGTTGCAGTATTATCTACTACAAATTTTTGCCCTTGTATATAAATTATAGTACCATTTGCGGCAGTTCCACCACTTGAAAAGGTAATAGAGAAGCTAGCTTGCGTACCGCTTATAGTTGGGCTATATAATTCCAATGTAAGCCCATAATTCAAGCACCCATGCACGGGGGCGAAATCGCCTGGGTATATAGTTTGTATTACATTCATTATTTCAATTTATTTATTACATTAAATTCACGATTGACTTGCACTAAGCCATCATGTGTACCGCTTTGCGTACCTTGATAAGCCCCTTCTTTTACTCCCGCAACTATTGCGTTTATATCCCTTTGGCTTAATCCTGTTTGTCCTGCCAATGGGATAGGTAAGTTATTGGCAATGCTTGCAAGGCTGCCAGTCTGATTAATTGTATTTAGGTTATCCACGCCAATAGCACGAACCGCCGCCGCCCTAACAACAAACTCTTTCGGACTAAGTAAAGCAGGGATATTATCACTTGTATCTGTGCCACTACCTTGTACTAAGCCACCTGTTGCAAACTTTTGGGCACTAATCGCACCTACCTGTATAGCGGTATTCGCAGCAATAAAGCCTAATCGAATTGCAGTAGCCACGCCAAATGTAAAGTCTGGTACGGTAAAAACCGCTGTTGCTGCTAATGCGCCATTAATTAAAGCCTGTGCAATTGCTAAACGCTTATTCTCTTCGAATGCTTTGTGGTCTAATTCTGCCTTTTGTTCAGCATAGCGTTCGTTTATCGCACTTGTAAGGCTTGCATTGTTACCAGCCAAATCTAGTTCAGCTTTTTGAGATGCTTCTAATTCCGCTGTTTTACTCTGCAATTCCCTATCGTTTGCCTCTTTTTGGACTTGAAAGACTGTGTCTGATATTTCACGGGCTAAATCTAAGGCACTATTGAGTAGTAATTGATTAGTTTCTTTGCGCTTTTCTACTTCTGCTTTTGCTGCCGCTTCATCTGACGCACGTTTAAGCTCCAACATTTCTTTGTTGGTTTGCATATCGTCCGCTAACTGCTTATCATTTGCCTCTTTATTAGCCTTTTCTTTTTCGGCTAAGTATTCCGCTAAACTTTTCTTTGCATCTGTCGTATCGAGCTTTATTTCTAACGGTACATCTTTGTTTGCAGCGTTTGGTAATAAACCCGCCTTACGCAACTTTTCGGTTAGTTCGTCAATTTCCTTTTTAGTTTTAGAAATATCATCGAAAAGGCTTGTCGGTATTTTAGACGGCGTATCTTTAAGGCTGCTTAGTTTGGCTTGTAGCTCAATTAGTTTAGCCTGTAAACTTTCAAGAGTTTCTATTTCCTTTGTTTTGCCCGCTTTGCCACCTTTTACCTTTTCTTTTTTTGCCTCGGCTTCCGCTGTAATTGCAACGCTTTTTTGTGCCGCCTGTTGTTCGCCGTTAAGCGTTGAATCAATAAGCTTTTGGCGTTCAGCTTGTAAACGCTTTTCTTCACTTACTAGAAAATCATATCGGTCTTTCGCCTCACCTTCTAGCTCTTTACCAAAGCGTTGAGAATAAGCAAAGCGAATTGCAGCAACCTCTTTAAGCTGCTTTTGAACCTCTTTTATTTGGTCGTCTGAAACACTTATACCTGTAAAGTCAATGTTCTGATTAGACAACCCCTCACCCACCTTAGATAAGAACGTAGGTAAGTCCGCAATTCTCTTTTTTACATCGTCTATATTCCCCTGTAATTGACTTAATGCCGTTGCGGCAAAACTACTATTTGCGTCAATGCCTTGCTTCTGGAACTCAAACAAAAGCTGCTGTTTTTTAAGCTCAAAATCTATAAGGCTTGCAGTAGCTTCTTGTATTTTTTGAGCCTTAATTCTAGCAATAGCTCCGTCCAAAATACCCTTATTGACGCTTTTTTGTACTGCATCAAGGTTATTTAGTATATCGGTTTCAGTTCTAAACCCACCTAAGTAGTCAGAATATAGGTTTATGATTTTTTGAACCGCCGCCGCTTTTTGCTCTTTACTTGATACGTCACTCTTAGCAATAGCGAATAACTCCGCAGCACTTTGCGCCTCGCTAGCGTATGCGTCAGATAATTCCTTTTGAGATGCAAGTAGTATTTCTTGCGTTTTAATTTGTTGCTCTGTCGCACCAAACCACGCTTGCATAGCAGTAACTAAACCATATACAGCAAGTCCAACTGCCACGTATGGGACTGCCGCCATAGCTAAACTAAGCCCTTTTTGAGCAACCGCCGCAGCATTTGTAACTAATGTGTTAGCCGCTTGCGCTGCCTCAAATAAAAGCAATGCAGATTTAGTACTATTCAATGCCGCAGCATAAGCCGCTACGGCTAATCCCGCAGCCATTAAAGCTATTTTATTTTCGGCTAAGAAGTTAGCAAGCCCTTTAAGCGCACTTATTACCAATTCTAAACCACCTAATAAACCTACACTTAATAACTCAATAGCTGTAAATATTTGTGCTTTGAATTGAGCTAATGCACGAATAGGGCTATCTGCGCCACTAGCAAATGCCGCCTGTGCATCTGTACTTTTTGCAAGTATAAGTTGGTAGGTAGCTTGCGCTTGCGCTTGTTGTAATAATGCGCCTGTTAGCTTATCTTGTCCATTTACTGCAAGCTGCGCTTTTACATCAGCCTCTGAAATAGATATGCCTAATCCTTTCAACTGTTCACGCTCTCCAAGTATTGCACTTTGCAAAATATCAGCTACCTGTTTAGCGTCTTTTTGTCCACCAGTCCACTCTGATAAAGCCCCCGATAAATCAACTAATCCAGTACTAAATTTAGCCGCCTCTTGACGGCCAAAACCCATAGGGATTAATAAGTCTGCAAGGTCTGTTGCTGCTGCTACATACTGTTTAGAAGTCAAGCCCATTGCAGCGGCGTTGTTTTGCGCTTGCTCTGTTACGTACCCTAGGCTATCTCCTAAGACAGTTGCACTTTTACGTGCGTAACTTTCAGATTGTAGAGCTAATTCCCCTAATTCTTTTATACCAAAACCAATTCCTAGACCTCCTAAGACGTTTGCAAATACTCCACCTAGCCCCTTAAAGGCACTTGCATAGTTACCGACGTTCCTTTGATAGTTACCAATACCTGCATCAAGCCGTACAAGTTCAGTATTTAACCCTTGTATCTGTCTTTGTAGGTTTTGCCCTATTGTGCCGTTGCGGTCTTCTGCTGACAAGTCTCTATACCTAGTCCTAAGCTGCCCTAGTTCTAAGTTCATAGCACGATACGAACCAACTGCCAAGCCAGTAGCCGCTGCTGCCGCCCTTTGCTGTTGGTTTAGTTGAGTTTGTGCCGCTGTTAGTTGGTTTAATTGCGTCTGTAAAGCTGCACGTTCAGGCGTTCCAAATGTAGCGTTGCGGAATGCCGTTTGCGTTTGCCGAACCGCTTGATTAAGCTGCTCAACATTGCTAACGACTGTTTGAATGCCGTTTATTTGTATCTCAAATGCTATTACCTCAGCCATCTTATCGTGCGCTTTGTAATCCCCTTGTTACCGCTGTTTGTACGGCATTTTGCACAAATAGAGATAGTTTTAGGATTTTTAATGATTGATTGATATTACTTTTCATAATGGTACGCCTTAGCCAGTTTGTACGCCGCCCGTTAGAGCTAAACCTATAACTTGCCCTTGTAGGCATACCCTCACGTCTGTATTTTTGAACATGAGCCGTTGCAAATGCCGCCCCTCGTGCCCTTTTTGGGTCTAAGCCTCTCAACTGAAAGAATTTTACCAAAGCATCTATGTATTTGCTAGTTGTTGCGCCACTCCCCTTTTTATACGGTATTTTGCGGTATTTTACGCCAGTATCAACTGCAATGCCGTAGTCCTCTACCATAACCTTACCGCTAAACGTGCCTAGACTGATACTTATATCCGTTCTTAGTGACCGTTCTAGCTTACCTGTAAGGCTATGCCCTTGCGCTTTTATCTCTTCCTTTGCTATACCAATCAAAAAGAGTAGCATATCATTGAAGTTTTTCTTTATAAATTCCGTAAGGTCTAACATGATTCAAGCTCGCAGTTTTTAAAGTCTATTTCAAATTCAATTAATCGAACATTATCAGTTCCAACCTTATCAGGAGCTATCTGTAATTGAAACTCTGAATTGACTATATGCTCTTGAAAAAGCGACTTTTCACGCTTATTATTATCATTATACATAGTCCAAACATTATTCACTAAACGCAAATTAAGCAACTCAAATATAAAGCGTTTAGCAATACATTTAAGTCGCTTATCAATTTGCCCTATCGTTAAGTCAAAGCATCCTACTGCAATACTTATTTCAAAGTATGCCTTAAAGTTATTTTGACTTTTACCAAAATGAATCAAGTTAGGCATAAAACTATCATTACCAATACGCATCATTAGTAAAGGATATTCTTTTTTCAACGTATCACGCCCCGATGCGCCGCTATTCATTGCAACTTCCCATTCCCTCGCCCAAAATTCGCCACTCTCATACTCTTTAAATGACTTATTTAAGTTGTCGGTATTATAGTCACTTTGATGCGATGCGTTAGCAAATCCATTAATCGGAGTATCTGTAACAGTTTCTTTTATAACTTTAAGCACTAAGGCTCTTAATTGAATATCATTCATGTTTTATTGTAATGCTGCATCTAATTCTAGGCAATAAATTACGTCTCTAAATGGTGTATAAAAAACACTCTCAAACGGCGTTAGACCACTTTTTGTAAACCAGCCTTTTGAGATTGCGGCTTGGTAGTAGTTTTGGGCTCCGTATCTATTGTGCTTTTTGGTTGCTTCTGCGTTTGCTTCTGCTTGCGCTTTGATGTTTTCTGGGTCGCCCTGCGGGTTTCTCGGTTGTCGTAGATACTTTGTACTATCGCTGTCAAATAGACTTGCATAGTACTCTCGAAAAAAAAAGAGATATTGCACACCGTTTGCATATCCAAGTCCTCAAATATCTTTACACGTTCAGTAATAAACAACTCACGCTCCGTAACGCCGCTTGGTAGCTTTTCGCCACGCTTACGGCAAAGGATAGCGCAAAGATTAGAATCTAAGAAGTGCTTATCGTTTGGCGTTGCACGGTCTGAAATAGCGGCAATGGCTTTACATACCATACTAGCCTCTACAAATTCACCAGTCGTTAAGTCGTGCGCTTTAATGCCTAACGTGTCAGCTTGCACTCGTGCGGAGTTTACTAATGCAGCGTTATTGATTTCATATTTTTCGCCTTTAAATTCAAAATCAACTGTATGGTTTTTATTGATATTCAAAGTAGGGCGCAACTGATTAATTAAGCCGCTAATTTGATAATATAAGGCACGAACCGTAAGCTGTAAGCCGAAAGTGATACCTTCAACATTTGGGTCAAAATCAAAACCATGTTTAAATGGTAATGCGCTAACATCGCCGCAAATCTTACTTACGGCGTTAATGATATGTATAGCGTAGTCTTCCTCGCTTAAAGCAAGTTCATAACTGCCAACATCGTCATTTATGCGTGTTGCCTTATAAACAGGCTTTTCACACTCGATAAAGTCGTAGTATTGTTTATTGGTTATATCCGATGCACTAAAAGGCACTTTGATAGAGTTACCGTCACTTAATTTAACTAGCATTGCTTTCGTTTGATTGGTCAAGTAATTGGCGTAATGTGGCTACTGATTGAGTAAGCTTAAATTTAATACCCTTTTGTCTTAGTATCGCAGCTAACATCTCTTTTTCGCTTGGCTCGCTTTGTGGTGTTTCGGGCTCGACACTTCGAGATACTGACTTAACACCACCTTTTAAGGTAGGATAAACTAGACGACCGTTCAGGTAGTCGTCTTCCCATTGTTTCAATTCCGCTTCTGTCATTTGTGGTAGCGGGCTGTTTTGATTGCAATTTACACACATAATTATATTGAATAGGTGTTTAGTACTTGTGCTTTTCTTTGTTTTGTTTCGTCTATCATCATTAACGCATAGTAGCGTATCGCATCTATTGCGTGATTATGGTTATCTATCGGCTTACCGTTTGACTTATAGATATATCGCTCCGTCTCTCTCTTTAAATTCCTACTACCTCGTACCACATTCAAGCGGTAACGGTTTACCAAGTCTATACCGTACTCAATCGAACCCGCCCCCTTTTCCGCTGCTTTCACATTCCAACCTTTGCGGCTTAGTTCTGCAATTAATCTATCCCCACCGCCTCCTACATCTGCAAATATCTGCTCTCTCTTATTTACACCCGCCTCAATCATTAACCGCTCTATATCCGTACCTAATAAGCCCGCCTCATAAATTACCTCCATAGCGTAAATTTCGCCTTCGTATAGCCCGCATTTGATTAATGCTGTCGGGTCATTACTAAATCCAAAATCTAAGCCGTAAGCGACCTTTATGCAGCCTTCGGGAAATTCGTTAGCATCGTAAACACGCTTGATAATTTGACCGCTTACAACACCCGTTTTACCAAGTCCATAAACGTTCCACCAGTTTAGAAGTATCTCGTCTGTTTCATTGGGCTTAGGCTTATTCTTTTCAATGTTTATAATTACCTGTTTATCTAAGAATGGGTTATGTTGGTAATTGCTTATGTATAATTGTGTATCGGGTTGCCCTATTAGCCTGTCGTGTGCCCAAAATCGTGAGCTAGGATTATAGTCAATTATCACTTTTATCTTAGTCCTAATCTCTAACTGTTGGAAAACGTCCCACTCAATACCGTTCGCCTCGTTTACAAATAAAACATCTCGTTTGCCGCTTTGTGCGTCCTGCTTATCTTTGTACGACTTAAACTCCATTACACTACCATTTTTAAACCTGTATATGTTTTCAGAATGGTTATATCTATCTATCAATGTTCTTAACGCCTCACTACTCGCCACTATATTTGCAGCATCCCTAATCGCACCTACTTTTAAGTTAGGCAAATCCTGACCAACTACTGTTATTACTAACTTATTTTGCACCGCAAGCCAAAAGAGATATTGCAGGGTACTGTAAGTTTTACCGCTTGAAGTTCCACCTTGCAGTACTATTGTGCGCTTATCACACTCTATAAGCCTTTGAAACAATATTGAGCTATTAAACATTAGTCTAAGTCCTTTTCATCTGTTGCTAAATCTTTTGTACTAGAAACTACTTTTGGTGTAAAATCAAGTAAAATAGCCCCTCCACCTTCGCCGCTATGTTCAACGCCTTGTTTTGGTTTTCCATGCGCACGGTCTAAAATAGTATTTACCACATCTAAACCTTTCTTACCTAGTAACTCCTTCGCCACAATACGCAAATACATTGGCTGTATCTCATCTTTCGTTATCTCAGTAAGCTTTTCCCTATCTAGTGTAATAAGATACTCGCTAGCCTCTCTTATTTGCCCTGCTGTTGCGGGTTGGTAGCCTTGCTCTTTAAGGTCTTTTATAGTTCCTGTAATAAGCTTCGGGGGACGTCCTTTTGGATTTCCGCTTTGCCCTTTTTGCCAAGCTTCTTTTAAATTATCTTTCTTATTCATACTCGGTGTAATTTCGGTGTTATTTAGAATCAATCTAAACCAACAAAAGCCTTCAAGGGATAGAATACTAAACTGTTTCTGTAACCCCCTTCAAATGTCGGTATGATTGGCGTAACTCCGTGTAAGTTTCTCCATGCAGGATAGACTAAAATAGAATTATCGCACTGGTCAATAGTTGCACCGTAGTCGGGAATATTCAAACAACCGCCTTTTGAATTTAAGCGTTTAGTGATTATTACATTAACCGCCCCTTCTATGTTGCCAGCGTCACGATGATATGCCGCTGCTATATTGTAATTAGAAATAGAGCTTGTAAATAGGTTGCCAAACTTCCATTTATCAGGCACTTTCTTAAATAACTCTACTTGATGTTTGTATTGCTCAGGTAGAATATCTTGTATAATACTTTCACTTTCTTTTGCAAGTAATAGCATCGCCTTAATAAAAGTCTGCGCACCTTTTACACCATGAACGCTGCTTATAGTTGGATAAGGTCGTTTCATGTGTGGTTTTGGTGGTACGCTTCCTAATATAGTACTTTGCTGAATTACCACATTCTTATATTTATACTTACCTGTCGCCTCGTCTATTCCATCAGTCGGTGCACGTTTCATGTCTGACTTAGGTACGCCCTTACTTCTAAACTCGTTATTTGCTAAGTCTGCAAGCTTAGACGCTTTTTCAGGCATTGAACGCATAAAGAAACCAACTGGAATACCGTCAGCATAAAAAACACAATCGTCTTTTACGCTAGGTTCAATATAGTCGCATTGGTCGCCAACTTTACAAGCGTGTTGAATCTGATTTAAATCTACTCTTATCATAACTTATCTTTTTCAGCTTTTAGTTTTTCAATCATGAACCCACCTATGTAAAGCTTTTGTTCACGCCAAAATTTTACAAGTTCCTTAGCTAACTCATAATCCTCTACCTCAAACTCTATCTGAATGGCTTTCTTTACACCGTTTGCCATATCTTCTAATTGGTCTTTTACATCGCTATCGTTTAGGATTGAATAATCTATATCGGCTGCAAAGCTCGGCATATCAAGCCCCCAATTTCCCAACTCCTCACTATCCCATTCGTTTGCTAGTTGTTCAAAATCCCATTCGCCAAAACTCAAATTGTCCTTAATTGTAAACTCATTCCTTTGCTCAACTGTCCAATCATCTGCAATAGAAACCCAACTGTCAGGAATATCCTTGTATTGCAGCTCTATTAGTGCCTTTAAGCGCATATTTCCACCTAGTGGGTATAACTTACTATCTACGTCAGTAACGCACACCATAGGGCGTTTTGCCATCATCTCAGGGAACTCTCTAAGGCTATTAACTAGCTTTAAAAACTTATCGTCTTTTATTACACGAGGGTTCTTAGGATTAGGTTTTATTTGACTTAATTTCATTCTAAACTTATTTAGACTAATTACTAATTAAAAGCAAAGATACACACTTTTTGAATATCGTGTGACTTTACATAATATTTTTTTCAGTTGCTTAAAAAAGTAGCCGAAGCTACTTAGTTTGGTTTACTCTATCCTAATGAATCAAAATTTAGTTTCTCAATAGCCTTAGCTGTATGCGTACCGCCTTTAATGCAAATAAGTAAGCCGTCACTATTCCAATCTGCATTTATGACGTTACCGCCCCATATTTTAAACTTAGGCGGTAATTCCCAACCTTCTTTTACTTCAATATGGATATACTCACCTTGTAGCTTAAATGACTTCAAGATATTGTTCTCGATAATCATGTAGATATTAAAGCCTGTAAACTTGCCAAATATATCTTGGGGCTCTGACGTTTTATTATATACCTCTAAATAGGCATTATTTAGTATATGTGCTTTTGTACTCATGGTTTAGTTTGGTTTAATGATTTTTATCACTCTATCGCCATCAGGACTATATTTGTGTTTGCCATTTCTAGATAATAAAGTAGAGTTACCGTCTATTTCAGAATAAACACTATATCTATCAAGCATCTCGTCATAACTAACCTCTGTAACAGTCATTCTATACCCATGGGTAAACTCTAATACATCACCTTCCTCTACAATCAACATATCTACTACAAGGGCTTCAATACCTAACACCTCTTTTATATAAAGATTACTATGTAAGCTTTTGCCTTGCTAATTAAAATACATTTGACCGCCGCCATCTTCTTTTACAAAGTAGTTACCATCATTGCATTGCATTATGCTAAAAATAGTAGGCTTAGTGTCATCTGATAATAGCAAGATACTACCTTCGACTAGACTACTCATATCTATACTTCCCCTAGGTAATGGCTCACTTTGCGGCTTATCACTATAACAAGCCTCAATCAAAGCAAAGTCTATTAGATTGGCTTCTGCGCCTTTTTCGTCTAGCAGTCTTACGGTTGCTAGTATCTTAGCGGATATTTCAGGGCTTAAACCCATCTCTAAGTTTCTTAGTGCTCTTTGTAGTAGTTCTGGGGTTGCTTTCATTTGAATTTTGTTTAAATTGAATCATCAATAAGTCGCATTATAGCAACTCTTTTCCAATGCAGCAATTGAAAGTTATTAACCACTCTCCAATGTGCTTTTAAATGCCTTTGCTTATACTTACACCTTCTGCATCTATTATAGCCGTATGGTTTATGCTGTCTTTCTATTAGTTTTTCGTAATAAGCTAGCATTACTTCAAGATGTGCTTTCATGGTTTTATTTGATTAGTTTTTCATGGTCACGGATTGAGATTTCGCATTGCGCTATCTTGCTACTTATCTTAGCTTGTAATTCATCTAAAGTGGATTGCTTTAAGCCGACATCTTTATTAAGCTGTTCAATTTGCACAAATAAACCCCTTAATAGTGTTATTTCGTTTTTACGCATTCTGATATGCGCTTTTATTTGTTGCTCTGTCATAATCTTATTTATATTTAGTCTAAATAAAAACTACACTCGCTTTACAGCTAGCATAGTTACAAATTCAAAAAAGCTACTTAAAATATTCTATTTCAATACACAAAGATAGTTATTTACTAGCTTATTTTATAGTGTTTTATGATTTATTTGTGACCTTGATTTATTAAGTCTGCTTTGATTTTTTCAACTATTAAGGCTAGTGCATCTTTCAGCGGCGCACTAATAGGCTCAGCATTTAACTTTGTGGCTTTAAATGTGCAATTAGGGTTAATAACGAACTCCCTATTATCAGTTATCACAACGTCTGAAATTATTCCGCCTTGTGGGAATTTCATTGCAGGTAAACACGCTTCTTTATGCCTTATCATTAAAGCAAATGCCGCAACCTTAGCCATCTTTTCATTAAAGCCCTTGTCTATAAACATATCTATCAAGGCTTGAATATAGGGACGTTCTTTTTTCGGCTCAGACTTACGCTTTATTTTGATAAGCTTAAACCGTTTCTTCTTATTTGGTTTTCTAATTTGAATTTTATTAATTTTGGTTATAATATAAAGCCTAGTCGCTACCTCCCGCCTGTTATACCTAAATAGATATTTCCGTAAGATTATAGCTATAAAGCTATTATCCCGCCATCGGCAGCTAATTACTTAGCATATCGCAGTATTCCAACTGTTACCTTTGGGGTGATGGACTAGGCTTGTTTATTTTGCCATTACCAAAACTCGCCGCTATCCTTCGACAACGGCGTGTTGTTATGGAAAAGAAAAAGCTATTTGTTTTGATATTTGTAAATGTGCCAAGCTTTAAACCACAAAACCCTAATCTCAATTAATAGATAGTCGTAAGTAGTTATAGGATTGTCGCTTGACACCATAAAGCCTATTCCTTGAAAACGGCGTACTAAGCCGATATAATAGGTGTGACGGTTGTAATTTCCTGTTTTATACACAGCCTTATGATTCTTTGCAAAGCCCGTGACACCCAAACTCGCAAGGCTTATTTGTTTTGTAGCAGGTATCAGTAGATATAAAGCCGTTTTCATAGCGATAGCCTTTAATTGGCATTAAGTCGCGTATGAAGCGAAAATAAGTAGTCATGCTACTTTCAGGTATGAGTAAATAGCCATTACATTGAGCACCCACTTCCTTAACTTTGAAATTGCCTCTAAGGTCTTTAATATGTACCATCTCCCTCTTGCGGCTCAAACTTAACCTTAGACTTTGCGGGCTTGATTATTTGAATAATGTCAAAGTTTGAAATATCCTCATTACGATAATAGTAACCCTTAGTTGTATAGTCAATTATATCTTTAATACGCCAATGGTCGCCTTCATTGCTATCTACCATTATCCAATATAAATAATTAATACCTCTATTATCATATCCGAGCCTTACTACTGTTTTCACAGTACTATTTCTAAATTCTATACTATCCCCTACTTGTAATTGCGACATATCCACCACGCTAGCTAACTCCTCTTTAATGCGTTGTGCTTGCTCTGCTATTCCTCTATTGACTTCATTGCAGATATTGACAATCTCATGTCTATTATTCACACTTTCGGATTGGTCTGCTTGGAATACTCTTAAAGTGCCTAGACTGTCATATACCACGCCATCAACTTTACCATCATCAATAATAGTCTTAGTTTGCGCCTTTTGACTTGCTTTTTTATTCGCCAACTCTAAAATACTTTGAGTAAGATTATTCATTGCAAATGCACGTTTTTCGCCAATACTTTGCATTACTGCATCATACTGCTTTCTAGTTCGAGAATTGCGCTTTACTAACCCATATAGTACCTTATAGACTTCTGCTATTGCATCAATATAATACTTTTCGCCAATCAAGTCTTCTTTCGTTTCATTGTGCGCTAGTTCGGATAGTTGGAGTTTGGATTGGAGTTGCTCGATTTGCGCATCTCTTTCACTTATTACGGCGTTTTTGTCTTTTATACGACCTTGCAGTATTTCGGATTCATTTGCTAAGTCAGCTCGCAAGGCTCTAACTAATATCTCACGTTCTACGGCGTCCGATTCTGCTTTGTGTAGCTTTTCACTTACGTCTTTAAGCTGATTAGTTCCTTGCAGTGCAAGAGTAAGGCTAACACTATTTTTAGTAGCCTCATCTAATCGGTTTTGCGCCTCTCTTAGCTGCGCTTGATAGTTGGATTTCATTTTACTAAATGCGCTTTCTGACTGATAGTATTTAGCAGCTAAAACCGCCGCAATTCCAAGCGGTAAAAATATAGCCCAAAGCGGCAGGGATAAATTAATTAAGTAGGTCATTGAATTTGATTTAGGAGATTATTTAATAAAATGATATTGCAATATGTTTCTTAGGCTCATAATAAGCCCAAACGGGATTTTTAGTAACTCTAACGGCGTTTTTCATCAACTGTAAATGTATGCCGTTTATTTGACCAGCGGCACGCAATGACGGATATACTACACCTGTTTTTAGATTAATCACGTTTTTGCAGCTTTGTGCCCGATTTGAATTACCAAAGTAATTCATTCTAGACTGCTTTTCCTGTTGAGCTTGTTCAGGCACTTCTAACAGGCTTTTGATTGTAAGTATTTCGCCACGATTAAAGCGGCTTAGTGCGTTTTCGATTCCCAGGGAAAGTTTATCGTAAGTACTTAGGTTGGGGGTTTTCTCGTTAATACCAAATTGCAGGTTAATAAAGCCATGTAAGTGCCAAGTGCTATTGTATCTTTTTACTTCGCCAATATACACACCATCTAAATAGACTAAATGCGTGTGTGAATGGTCAAATGCGAAAAGGTTGTTTTTGCGGGTTACGGTTATCATGCGCCTTGAATTTCTTTTACAATTCTTTCTTCAAAATCTGCTATTGATTCAATCATTTTTTGTTTATCAAAATGATTACCGTCTTCAAACTCTCTATCGCTAGAATAAATGTAAAGTTTATTTGAGCTCTTTTGAATTATCCAGCCATCAAATAACTCTTCTAACAAACTAGGCTTAGTCTCGCTCGGCTTAATATCGTCAAGCGGCAAATAATGAGTGACATCGCAAATAGTCGTGTCCTTACCAGTGCAATATACTATATCATTTTCTAGTACTAAGCGACCTATACGGATATAGCCATCGTCACTAATACAAAGTACATCGCATTGCGGTAAATCATTCGGGTTTACTTCTTTGAATTGCATAATTTGAATTTTTATTGGTTATTGAATTTTGATTAATCTACCCAACCGCAAAGCCTCGTCTAGTTGGTACGGCGCTAGCGTAAGTGTTTCGCCTTGCTTTGTACGTGATACGGTATAAGTAAAGCTTAGTATTATGCCGACACTTTGCTTAATTTGCCCCGTGTAGCGCATTTCTTGTAAGCACGTTATCCACTTGAATAAACTACCTATTTTGGGGATATTTTGGGGCGTTTCAGTTGCGGGCTGCGGCTTTGTTTTTTGAGGGAGCGCCATTAGTTAGTTATAAAATTTCCGTCACTATCATAATGCGACAAAACATAGTCACGCACTCTTTTTGGCAATGGGCGAGTTTTAGCTTGAATTTGTGCGTAAATTTGGTCTAAATTAAGGCTATTTTTATTAGCATAGCTATGCATCGACCAATAGCACTTATTTCTTATTCTCTCCTGCTTGGTAGGATTCTCCAATATTAACGGCTCCATGTTTTTCTGATTAATTATTTACTTTAAAAACGCCGCTTACCTTACGATTTACGGCGTATCATGTCAATGTTATACAAACCTTCATTTTGTTGGGGCGAACGGATTCGAACCGATAACCAACTGCGTATAAGGCAGCTACTCTACCACTGAGCTACACCCCAATTTTACCGCCGCACGTTACAACACCCGACAAAAAGTTACTGCTAAGAGGTACGGCGGTGTTTTTTATGCTTTATGAATTGCGACTATATCCCACTCTTTAATCTTGCCTTCTGCATCAAAAATACCATCTTTAGTGTAAAACATAGAGCCAATTAAATGAGCCGAATGTATTCCGCTAGTATTTTTTACCTTGATTTTATAATCATAATCAGCATTATCTAAATCGGTTTCTATGTAGGTAACAGGCATCTTTAAGCCATTTTTAAATACAACTATATCATCATAGTCTAACGTACTTAGATTAACCTTACTTGCTATTTCAACTGCCAAACTTTGCACCTCATCTTTTATAAACGTACCATTTACCGTCACACCTTTGCGGTCTTTGATTTCGGAATAAGCCGCTTCAAGGCATTGTTCAGGAGTAAAGCCAAATGCTTGAATATAGCCGTATAGATTAGCGGTTAAAAAAGCCATGCCTATGCTGAATTGTTCTTCATCTGCTTCGCCTACATAGTGGCATACATTTGAGAGAGAATAAATAAGGTCTGCAAATTCTGATTTATCGCAAACGATTTCACTACTAGATTCATTATAAAGACAGCCTTTCATATTGCAAAGTACAATAAGCGTTACAATTATATCGCCAAAGCCGTCTATAATATCAGTATCGCCGTTTTTCTCACGCTTAATGATAGCATCGCACGTTTCGCCGTATTCTGATAGGACTTTTAAGAATTGCGTCTTAGCTTGTTCAGGCTTATTCAGTCCTCGTTCATTTGCCCAAGCTTGGACTTGTTGTATTAACTGTTGCATTGCTCTGTTTTGGTTTGAGGTTGTGAATTATGTTCAGATTGGCACTTCGATATGCCTATACAGCTTAATAGTACTACGGCGGCAAAAAGAATTATTTTTAGCTTAAATAATAATGCCGCATCTCTTTCTTTGCGGTGCTGTGCGTCAATGCGTCTGTATAATTCGGCTTGCATCTGTTGTTCTTTAAGGGGTAAATTAGGGTTGGGTTTCATTGGGATTGATTTTTTAGGGTTAAAAAATACTACTCTTCATCGCTTGAATACGCAGAACAAAGAATAAATTCAAGTACAACATCATCACCTTCTTTTATTGCAACAAAGCCGCCGCTACTAATTCCCTTTGCTTCTTTATCGCTCAATAGGCTCTTAATCATTCCGCCTACATACTCTTTCATGTGCTCAATGCTAGGCACTTTATCGCCGAATGATTCCCAAGTCCAGTCTAAAACCTCCATAGCCTCACGAACTCTATTGAAATGAAACTTAGAGAATATAGTCTCTATTTTAGCCTCAATCTTAGCGGCTTCTAATTCTGCATCGAACTTATCACGCTTTTCAGTTCCTTGTTCGCCGATATACTTGTTTACTACGTCCTCATGTGAGGTGATTTTTGGCTTTGACATAAGATTTTATTTTTGGTTAGATTGTGATTTAATCATGCGTTTATAGTCCGATTTAAGCCCATCAATAAGCGGCAAACAAGCTCTGAAAGCGTCTCTTTTTTCGGGATTAGTGCGCTTGTATGGTACTATCTTTTCACGGTTACAAATAAGTTCGTAAGTCATTTGTGAGTACTTAGGGTTTTTTACTCTTAGCCCGCTGTTTGAATAATAGTAAGTAAGACTATCAGACCCCAGTATATCTATAACCATTTGAGCAATTCGTTTGCCGACTGCGTGATTAAGCGCAACGTCTCCCGCTATCTTAGCTCTCATGTAGTCACTCATGCCGTTTTTAGTATTATAAGTAAGCGGTATAGGTTTTTTATTTGCAGTTTCCCATGAGTTTTCAACAGCAACCGTTACCGCTATACCCTCTTTTTTGAAAAGCTCTAAACGGGCTTGTATGTCGCTTTCAGACATTAATTCGAGCGTATGAGTTACATTACCATCTAAACTAATTTGAGCCTCACACCAGCCGTTTAGGACTGTATCTGGGTCAATTCCTACGACTTTTCTATTCATTATCCAACTCGTTTATAATCTTTTGCTCTTTGCGCAAACCGACTAGAGAAAGACCGATGAAAAAGATAGTACCAAAAACGAAGCCCCAAAAGATAAGGTTTACGCCAAATGCAAGCCAGTCCATAGGCGCATCGGATTGAATTTGTAAACCTGTTTTATGCGGCGCAACTGCCAAAAGGGAACGGAATGGAATAAAAACTAAGCCTAGAAAGGCAATGAGGTTGAAATAGGTTTTTTGTGACATGGTTTTGAATTTTTAAGGGATTAAAGTTTTATATTCGTCAAATAAAAGCAAAGCGGCGTTTAGATTCTTATAGCCCAACTTTGAAATTACTTTATTTTTGAACTCATCTAAGAGCGTGAATTGTGAACCTTTTTCAAATAAGTCTAAATTAATAGGCTCAAAGCCGTCATCATCGCAGTCATTTCTATCGAGATAGCCACCAAAAGTCTCGCATAGATAAGTAGCTATTTCAGCCGAATTGCCCCAATACCCTAGTGATAGTAAAACGCCGTCTATTTTGTAATCATTTTGCGCCGTATCTAAAAAGAATATTGATAACATACGCTTATCGCTACCATCTAAAAATGTAGCTTGCATAAAGTCATTACTATGAGTAGAATGCACCTCTACATTACTATACTTTGCGCTTAGTGTTTCAACTATTTCAGTTATAGTAACACCTTTGCGAATAATCGCTTTTGTATCTACTCCCATTTGCTTTTTGAATTTATATGGTCATGTGATATTGTTTTTCAATCCTAACAAGCGCATCTAAGTAGCTGCTATCCTTAGTCTTTCGGTCTCGAATATTGCGACAAGTGCCAAGCGGCGCATCTATAAGGCGGTCTATATCGTGAAAAGATACTTTATAAGGCGGCTTGCTGTTTAGCTTGTCGTGTAACGCTTGCACTATCTCGTGCGCTTCTCTTTTTTCGTTCTGCATAGTTCTAAATTTAGCCCCGACCTTACGGCTAGGGCTGAATACTTCAAATTATTTACCAAATTTTTAATCGCAGAGGGCAACGGAATCGAACCGTATTCAATAGAACGTCACGTTTAGCAAACGGACATAAACCCAGTCTATTTTACCCTCTGTAAGCGGATAGCGAAAGAATCGAACTCTAATGTATTACCATCGCTTTGTTTTCAAGACAAGCCTTGACCCAGTCAAGTTCACTATCCATTTTTGAGTTGAAGTAGGGAATTGAACCCTAATTTAATGCGTTTTGCAGACGCATCTCATAACCAATATTGAGTACTTCAACATTTGCCGCAAATATTACCAGTACTTGCAGCGGTTTTTGTTCGACAATTAAATAGCAAGTAAAACGATACAAAAGGTACGCTTTAAAAACTAATCGTGAGGGTATCCCGACTCGAACGGGCATATCTTTCGATACAAAGTTCTAAGCTTTGCGTGTCTGCCATTCCACCATACCTCCGTTTCAAAAAGCCGCCCGCCGTAGCGAGCGGCAACCAATTAACCCACTCTAAAAAACCTGTCTTTATTCGCTTCTATTACTCTCAAATGCCATGCAAAAGTACAACGCTTTAATTTATGATGCAAATTTTATATCAATTATTTTTACAAAAAATGAAAATAAATTGTAACTGATTGATAATCAAAGCGCATATTTTTACAACTTAATAATCAATTTGCTCAAAAAATGCTTGGTCTTCCTCATTCTTTGCGGGCGGTGGTATCTCGCACCCTAAATTATCAGTAGCCCAACTAATTACTTTGTCGATATAGCTACCTAACTCATCTCGATTCATTTTAGTTTTGGTATTAGCTCGATACTTTACAACCTTACCATTAATCCCTTGTACGGGCGTATTCCAAAACATTTCTTTCATCTCGTTATCGATGTCGTCAATCGAGATAGGCGAACCGTTTACGGATTGATAGAATGCCGCTATACAAGGATATACAACACCGTATAAGTAACCGTATTGAGCAAGTGTAACCGCCTTTGTTTTCTTTATCTCAAATGAGATAAACTGGTCAGGCTTACAACTGTCCAAAAAGGCTGCTATTGCTTTTCGGACGGTGTCGTCTTTGCGGAATGCGCTTGCCTTAATTGTTACCTTCATTAGTCAGGGCATTTAGTTGGTCTTTCAGCTCGTCAATCTTAATTTGAACGGTACGCTTTGCCATAAAATAAATACTAAGTAGCGGTAATATAAATTCAAGCCCCTTAATTTCCCCCTCAATACTTGCGACTTGGACTTGGATAGGGTCGGATAGGCTTATAATATCTACTTCGGTTTTTTGCCGTGGATACCTAAGCCCATTGTGAGTATATTCTAATTTAAACGGGTGCCTATACCCTGCAAATAACACATCGTACATTCTGGCTGATTCATTTTGAGATGTAGCACAAAGAAGCGTATCGGTTTCGCCGTTTCTAAATGTTACTATTTGACCTACATAGGCTTTGGATAAATCAATCGGTTATTCTTGGTTATTCATGGTTTTGGATTTATAGAGTTAAAAGTTCAGGGTTTTCGTAGATACTTCCTATAATTTCAATTTCAAACGTCTCTATATTCTCAATAGAATACCATTCGTTATTGCCGTCAGACCATTGTCTTTCAATAGAACCCTTTATATTAATAAATACGAAAGTTCCATTTTGGAAACTGATTGAAAAAATAGATTCGGGTTTATTAAAAGCGGAATGATAAACTGTTTTTGCCTTTACTATATCTCCCTCGTATATCTCACGCCCGTTCTTATCGGTTAAGCCTGTGAACTGACGAACGTACTTAATAGGCAGCACACCCCAAACATCGCACTTTTCTTTTATGTTTGGTATCTCATGCAATTCATACACCTTTTTAACGATACCATTTACGGACTCAAAGCCGTATTCAAATTTAATCGGTCTTTTCATTTTGAATTTGATTTAAGGGGTTAATGTTTTTACTTTCTACATACTTGAAATAAGCAAGGCTCAACGCCAAACTATCCCAGCCTAATTCATTGCCTAGTCGCACCCAAACGAAGCGGTTATACTTAGGATTAGGTAATGCACCCGCTTGCCACGTTTGCAAGTCGTATTCTATTTTTTGTATTTGACTTTCTGATAAGCCAAAAATGAGGTTTTCGTTTGCCATTGCTAAGTAGTAAATTTATGAGAGTAGTAAGGGACTGGTTTTAATTTTTCATTCATTGCGTCTGCTTGCTCTATCGTTTCAAAGCCATGATTATACTTTTCATTGATTAGAATGTGCATAACGCCAAATGTGATAAAGTACTTGCTTGATGTTTTTAAGTATCTAAGAGATAGCCCGTTTGGATATTTTTTTAATGCTTTTGCCATTGCTTTGAATTTAAAAATTATAAAATGTTTTTGATATATTTAGGCGCATCGCAAGCGCACGTTTCAGGCTTGTTAATCGCAATGTGAATATTTCCACAATTTACACATACAAACCCTATTTGCAAGTTTTGCTTAGGCGCACTTTTGACCTTCTCAATATATCGCTTTCTTGTATCGCTCATACAAATAAGCATTACAGCGCATTGACGGCGGCGAAGTTCGTATAACTCAGGGTCGTTACTTAGTGTAGATAGCATTTCCCTTATGCGCTTTATTTCAGGCGTGGGCAAAAGCTCCGCAAAGATTCCATGTTCTGCAAATTTATCCGTCATATATTTACTGATTTGCGCCGCTGTTGGGTTAAGCTCAAAAACCTTGCAAAGTGATATGAAGTTTTCAATATTCTCTTTTGTCATTAGATTAGCTTTATAGGGTTTTCGCCGCCCTGTTGAATGATAAATTTGATTCCATACTCTAAAATGAACTCTTTCTTATTTGATGCAAAGAACGGCTCTTTTGATACTTCTGCAAACTCAATCGCACCATCACGATATTTGAGCCAAGCAGTATCGCACATTTCAGAAACCTTTGCTAGTTGTCCTTGCGCGTCCTCAACTTTGCGACCGTCTTTTTCATAAGATTGCATAAAATTAAATACCAAGTCAAAGCCTTTTAATTTAAGCGCATTGTAGCGGAATGACTTAAACGCCGCTTGTAGAAACTTTTCCTTTTCGCCTAGTTCGGGATTGTATTTAGAGAGTAAATACTCTAAAATATCCTTTCGGTTCAGGCTTACAATTCGAGAGAAAACAGAAATCTCATCTTTAAGCGAGGGCTTGTTTTTATGCCATCGGTCACGTATCGCATCAAGTTTAGCGGTCTTTTCTACATTAAGCTTTTGTTTTTCTAAGAAGCCGCTTGTTACATCCGTCGGTAAAGAGCTAATATAGTGCTTAAAGTCGCTATTGACTTGCGCTATCGCTTCATCTCTTTCGCTATCATACTGCTTAATCCAGTCGTTAAGGAACTCTAAGTTAATGCCACGGACTGAAATGTTTTGGAACTCTGTCTTATACCGTCCGTCTTTTGCATAGCTGAAAAACAAAGTCCAGTCTAGTAAGCTAAAATACTTGTAGCTATTTCGCAGCACGTCTGCGACGTCTTGTAAATCCCCCCTAAACTCGCAGCCGAAAGATTCAGCTAATAAGATAATATTATCTGCTACGCACTTGTCATAAATTCGCATAGCAACTGCTTTATCTTTTGCCTTATTGATTAAAGCTTCCGTACTTTCTAAGGCTAAACCGTCTTTGATACTCAACTTTCGAGCTAAGGCGTTACGCTGTTTAGTACTGCCGCCCGTGCAGGTGTTATTGATAAACTCATCTAAGGACATTGTACTGTTCCGCTCAATCGCATCGGATAGGATTATATCGGCTTTTAATGCCTTGAATTTACCTTCGAGATGTAAGATATTATAATCCTGTATTGTCGCTATCTCATTACAAGCCTTTGAAAAATGGGCTATCGGCAATGTGTTGTTTTTGTTGTTCGAGCTTTGAAGTTCCATTTTGTTGTGTTTGTTTTGTACGTGTTTTATTTTTAATCCAGTCGATTTCAAGCCCTGTCCAAGTGCTTTCATAAGCCATATCTAAGCCTTGTATTATCTCATGTAATTCGAGGTCGCTATTTGCGATTTTAGACATTATCTTTTGGTAATGCTTACAACTACGCACGCCTTTCGTTTTCGTTGCTCTACGCTCGTGCCATAAGGCAAATTTAGCGATTATTTCAGGCGTTGTAATTCGAGAAGCTTCTAAAAAGATAAAATCTACCTTATCGGGCGTTAAACCTTTCGGCGCAATATCCTTGTCAATATCTAAACTAACAGACTTATCAACATTTTTTTCGCCGCCGCCCCCCGAGTTTGGTTTTTTATCCGTGCTTTTTTCGGAATTTACAGAATCGAGATTAATCGGCTTTTCCGTTTTTTCTGAACTGTTCGTTTTTGATTCCGATGTTTGAGAGAGTGGGGGTGTGTCGGTTACGACACTTTTACTCTCTTTGACTGGATTACTACTTGGATTACTACTTGGATTACTCTTTGAGGTAAAGGTTTCTTTAATACCCTCTTTAAGGTTTGTTTGTGACCCTCTTAAACTTTTGTTTTCGAGGGTCTTAAAGGAATCTTTAAGAGCTTGCATTCTAGTCTTTACTACTCTAATAGTCCGCTCGTTGCCTTCTGACTTGTCAATATTGGATACTAAGAATCCTTTGAAAATTAGTGAACTAATGACCTCGCTTACTCTAACTTTCGATATTCCAAAGAAGTCCGAAAAATATTGATTACTAGCATAACAACCATCTTCATTATCTAGGCTGTCTATTTCAACTAAGAATAGTTTCTCCTGCATTGTAATTTCAGCGCTTACCCAAACTTCTGCTGGAATCCAAATGCCTTTAAACGCCCTTTGCTGGTCTTTATCTTTTTTACTTTTTGCCATGACTTAGGATTTTATTACATTAAATGATAGGGTTACTTCGGGATTAAAGTTGCTTAATAAGGTGCTTTCTCCCTCAAATTTAGACTGTTTATTTAGTAGCGGTTTAAGCTTGCTTATAAGGTAAATTTCAAGCATTGCACAATCTACCTCGCTGTAATTCTCAACTATTGAAATAGTAAACCTTTCGGGAAGTCCTTTAAATCGCTCCCTAAGTGACGTAATTACCCTGTTATGCAATGAAACCGAAAAGCCTACATAGTGATAAACGATGTTTGGTTTTTCGCCACTAGAAAAAATATAGACGCCGCACTTGTTGTAAAGGCTTTCTATTATCATTTGCTTAAACTCTTCAAAGTTTTCTATTCCAAAATTCCTTTCAGCATTAATAAACTCATCATATTGAGGCTTTACAAATGAATTGAAAGTAATAAGATAGGACAAGGATAAGTCGGGGTTGTCTTGCTTTATGGCATAAGTAAACCTATTTAGTTTATCGGTATCGTCATAGATACTTTTTAGCAGTTGCGCCGCTTGTTCTGCTTGGTTAGATTCAAGTAAGCATCTAAATGATTCACCATCGCAATACTTAGCTAAGAAGTTGAAAAAATGCGTCTCGTCCTGTATATAACGTTTAGCCATAAAACAAAAAACGCCTCTAAAATTATTTCAAGTCGCAGGTATAGGAAATTTGAGAGAGTGCTATAGCTGCACCGCCTATCCTACGACTTCAAATAACCTTAGAGGCTATTGAAAAATAAATTATATCTGTTTTATACGTTGTATCTATAACGGTATTACAAGCCTCTCAACTCTCGCACTACCTACAACTTTCATCACTTTTGACCCTGCAAAGATAACGCTTTATTTCGGATTTGCAAGTATCGGAGTGAAGTATTTTACTTTATTCTACTCCACTGTTCAGCCATTGCACGAGCTATGCCGGGGAAGGTTTTAGAGCGTAAAAGGCTGCGTTCCTCTTCTGTCTTAGCTTGTAGCAACGCTTCATAATACCATAAAGCCTGGCGTTTAGTCTTCCCTGTCTTTTTATCTACCCATTCCACAAATTCGCCTCTATCGCTGTTATGCGTTACGGTATCGGTAAATAAATCAAGTGATTTATTATGTACCAATAGTGGCAAGTTTTTAAGCCATAAACAGGTCGTTTTTTGGAATGGGTCGCCAAAGTAGTAGGGTTGGATTATCTGACTAGGCTTTTTATAAAACTTACTCATTATTCCGATAGGGTTCTCTAAGGCTATTCTAGGTATATCTACATTAGCAAGTTTAAGAAAGAAGTCTATTGCTTGTTGTTGCCGTCCGTCTGCTTGCTTTTCTTTAAAGTGACGTGCACCGCTTACTGCTAAATGTGTGCAAGGTGGAAAAGCTATCATTAAATCCCATTGCTTACTTTCTATCACACTAAAAACATCTTCTTTATAGTGCCATTCCGGATGTCCGCCGCTGCAATCTTGTAGGTCACAGCTATACGCCTCAAAACCTCGCTTTCTAAATTCGATTGTAACGGCTTGGCTTTCTTCGCAAGCGATTAATATTTGCAGGTTATTCATATTTATTTTGGTTTTGCAAAGGGTTAAGTGAGTTTTATCTTGCTTTATTGTGTAAAAAGTTTTCAGCTCTTATTGCTGCCATATCTACAATATTTTCAGCGGCTGCAAACGGGAAGCCCTTATTTGTAAAGTGTAATATTGCGTTCTTTTTTAAGACGCCAGCTAAAATCATTTTAGATGCGATTTCGATAAGGGGGTTTAATTGTTCTAAGATTGTTTGGGCTGTATTTGGCATGAGATTAAAATTTGAAGTGATTAAAAATTGTGTTGCGCTTGATT